CCAAGGGGAGCAAATCCCCCCGGTGATGCTGCATGACATCGTCGCCCAGCAGACGAAAGAGTACGGATGTGAGAAGCTGTTCAACATCCCCCCCGAGCAGGTTCTAGTCGCTCATGACTGGCCCAATGTTGACTTCGAGGATTGCCCGTTCCTGGAAATCATCGACTACCCGACCATCTCTGCTCTGAGGCAGAACGGGTATGAAGTCGAGGACGATATCTCTGACGATTCGTCCGACATCAACGAGATGGATACCCGGATTCGTCGCTCCGTGGAGGGTGACGACCTGTTCGAGCCTGGGGATGATGGAGGTTCTGATCCATCGATGCGCCGTGTCAAGTGTCGGTATGCATGGATGATGATCGATGTAGACGAGGATGGGATCGCGGAGCTTAGAAAGTTTGTCATCGTCGGGTCCACGATCCTCAACGGGGATGAGGGCGAAGAGACAGACCTGATTCCCGTAGCGGCGATCACCCCGATTCGACAGCCACATGAACACTACGGCCTGAGCCTGGATGACGTTGTCCAAGACCTTCAGCGGATCAGGACCGTCCTGGTTCGAGGATTCCTGGACAACATGTACGTCACCAACAACAGCCGGCACGCTGTTAATGCAAACCTCGTAAACCTGGATGACCTTCTGGTCACTCGTCCTAACGGCGTGGTCCGTGTCAACGGCGACCCGAATCAGGCAATCGCACCAATCATCACGCAACCGAACGGTCCCGCGATTCTCTCTGCGGTCGAGTACATCGACTCCATCCGGGAATCCAGAACTGGTGTCACTCGGTACAACCAGGGTCTAGATGCCAACTCGCTGAACAAGACAGCGACCGGGATCACACAGATCATGACCGCTGCGCAGCAGCGCATCGAGATGATCGCCCGCATCTTCGCAGAGACAGGGGTCAAGTCCCTGATGCTCATTGTTCATGCGATGGCGATCAGGAACGGCTCATCTCAGGAGAAGATGAAGCTGCGGAACAAGTGGGTTCCGGTCAATCCTCAGGAGTGGAAGACCCGGAAGAATCTCACCGTCGCTGTTGGTCTAGGCACAGGTAACAAAGATCAGATGCTCCAGCACCTGATGATGATCCTGACCGCTCAGAAGGAAGCGCTCCCTCTAGGACTGACAGGACCGAAGGAAATCTACAACGCCCTCGCCAGGCTCACTCAGAACGCCGGATTCAAGCAAACCGAGGAGTTCTGGAAAGACCCCGGGGACAATGCTCAATTGCCTGCTCCTCCAAACCCTGAAGCGATCAAAGCTCAAGCAGAGGCTCAAAAGACCCAAGCCCAACTCCAAGCCGACCAGCAAAAGACGCAGGCGCAACTCCAGGCGGATGCGCAGAAGTTCCAAGCCCAAGCGGCGATTGACCAGGAGCGGATGGCGTTTGAAGCGTCGGAGAAGGAGAAGGACCGACAGTTGCAACTCCAGATCGTTCGCGAGCAAGAGGCGACAAAGCTCGCCATCGAGAACGCGAAACTGGAGCATCAATCGAACACGATGGCCCAGTCTCAATCCTTCGAGGCAGAGAAGCTAGGGGCTACATTTGCCAGGGAAGACGCCAAAGAGGCCCAGGTTCAGGAAAAGACCCAGGAGAAGGACGACGGCATGTCGGAACTCCTAAAAGGTGTTCAAGACGCCCTCGGGATGCTGGCAAAAGAGATGGGACGCCCGAAGAAGCTAATTCGGGGGCCGGACGGCAAAGCGATTGGTGTTCAATGAGCCGCACCATCAACATTGCAGAGCGTACGTACAAACGCACTACCTGTTTTCTTTCACGTATAAGCTGCGTCGCAGCATAAGGAGCCATCATGGCAGTCGGTCTGATGTATACGAGCCGGTTCACCGGCGTTACGGTCACCAACGCAGCTCAGGACATCTGGGAGCTTGTAGCGGCTGCCAGTGTTTCCCTCATCGTGCACTGGGTTAAAGTCACCTTTGAGCCCACGATCACGTCAGGTGTTGCGCAGGACGTTCGGGCGCGCTTTGAAATCTGCGAACGCTCCACCACAGGATCGGGCGGGTCAGCGGTAACGCCCGCAGCGGTTCACCCGCGGAACACCGTGGCTGCCTCGACCACGACCACGCGCACGGTGACGACTCCCGGGACCATCGGTGACATCTTCTGGGACGACTCGGCGTCGATCATCGTTCCTTACGAACTGATCTTCACCCCCGATCTTCGCAAGCCGATCCAGGGTGGCGGGCGGTTGTGCCTGAACCTGACGACCGCTCTCGGCGCGGGTTACGTCGCATCCTCGACGATCTGCTTCGAGGAAATCTGATGCTCCTTGGCTCCAGCACGAGCCATCTGCTGCGCGTCGTCACAGACGCGACCGCAGATATCGAGGTCACCGGCTCGTACATCACCGTCAGCACGGCTACTCCGCCGGTCGTTGATGGCTCGGACACGGGTACCATCATCATTGCGAGTATCACCACCGCAACGACGACAACGATTCTGACTGGGGCCGCGAGCAAGATCAAACGGGTCATCGAACTGACCATCACGAACAACCACGCCAGTACCCCCTGTGGGGTTTCGATCACTCGTGAGGATGGGACCAACACCAACGAAGTGATCGCGTTCACGCTGCTTGCCGGCGAAAACATGGTGCGCAACGAAGCGGGTTCGTGGCTGCACTACGACGTGAACGGTGGTCTTTACCCGAGTGTCGGGAACGCAGCGACTCAGGCCGAGATGGAAGCTGGCACTGCAACGAACAAATACGTCACCCCGCAGGGCGTGAACTGGCACCCAGGAGTTGCGAAAGCGTGGGCCAAACACGCGGTGAGTGCCGGCGTGCCGCAGATGACATCGACGTGGAACGTCACCAGCGTGACCGACTCCGGCGTGTGCCGTGCTGCTCCTGTGATTGCAACCGACTTCTCCAGCGCGAACTACTGCATCCTCTATAGCTTCGAGTGCAACACCACAACCTACAGCGCAACGACCACCGCAGTGATTCAGTGCGTTCGGAACGCGTCCCCTGCGGTGGGTGGATTCACGATGGACCTGATCGAGATTGACGTCGGCCAGACCACCGACCCGAGTTCGTGGTTTTGGGCGGCCTTCGGAGATCAATGATGCAGAACGAGCAAGTGGTTGTCGCGGTTCGTCGCTTGGATGGGCCGGTGGCCTATATGGCATTCCTGACGTGTGGCAGAGGAAGTTTTTTGCCCGCTGGGGCCTCATGGCACCCAAGCAGTCCCAATGGGGAATCAGGCTGGTGGGTTCGTGAGCCGAACGAACTCAACGTGATGCGAGAGATTGAAGCCTGCCCTGAAACCCCGGCAGGAGTCAATGTCGCAGGCTGGCGAGTCTTGAAGGACGGCGAGGCCCCAACGGATCGGACATTCCGGGACGCATTCTTCGACATTGGCGGAAAGATCGTCACCGACATGCCGACGGCAAAGGTAATCCACCGGGGCCACTTGCGGGCACAACGCAAGAGCGAGTTCGCCGAAACAGATGGCGGATGGATGCTTGCTACCAGGGCAAAAGACAGCGCCAAGCTCCAAGAGATTGAGGACAGGGCACAAGCTCTTGCAGATGCTCCAGATGATCCGCGCATCGATGCGGCCACCACTCCCGAAGAATTGAAGGCGCTCACGCTGGACGTGCTCGCCCCCTGAGGGGTAGAGCGTGAATTTCCTAAGGCCCTATGTCCGGCAGATAGTCTACGCGGGGTCGTTCGATGCGACAGCAGCGACCACTGTCGCGGCGACCTTTCCGCTAGCGGTACTCGGTGGCGCGGCCATCTACACCTGCGTCACCTGGGAACCCACAGCCGGACTGAGCGGGGTTTCTGACGGCACCGCGTACAAAGCCCTGCCGAAAGGGCTCATCAACGACGGCGTCAACAACCAAAGCGCGCAGTGTCACGTCCGAGAGGGCGTGCTCCCTAGTGCCTATACCGTCACAGCGACTTTCGCAAGCACGGTTGCCTTCCGGCGCTTGGTGATAATCGAGATTGCGAACCAGTATCAGGGAATCAGTCTCGACTTTGACGCCGGGCAACACCAGCAGAATCCAGGAACCGGAGCCAATGCGGTTTCATCGACAGCCACGGCTGTAACTTGGTCCGGGTTCGATGAACTGATCCTCGGGATTGCATGTCGCACGGGTGGCGGAAGAACCGCGGATGCAACCGCGGGGACAGGCTACACACTCGAAGGCTCGGTGGACTCCCTGAAGGTCTACAGCGTCGAATCCAAGATCAGCGAAACCATCGCGGCGCAGACGGCTACTTTCACGCTCGCCACGGATGGGGCGACAGCGGACGTTACAACCTTCGTCCTGGCGATCAAATCCGGCATGGCGATGCCCAGTGTTGATTGGCTTCAGTTCGGAGCCAAGGGATTGCCTCACTCTGCCCTCTACAAAGTGGACGACTGGCTATGAGCCGTCTCCTACGTGTAGAGAAGTGGTTCGATGACTGGCTGGAACCATCGGCCGCCGCTCCCGCTGCGCCTCCACAACGGCTGTACCTATGGAAGCCGATTGCGCTTGTCGTGCTCGGTTTCTTCCCAGCGGAGGAAGTAAGCCAAGCCAATCACACGCAGCGGCTGTTCTTCGGTCGCACGACCCCAACGGTGGTCGGAGCGCCGTGGTATCTGTGGAAAGCGCCTCTAAGAGTAGATGCCGAGGAGGATATCTATCGAGGCGCGAACCACACACTCCTTCATCGATACCGGCAGTCGTTCCAGACCGTAGGACAGAACTACCGGCAGTGGCCGCCTCCCGCAAAGGGTGACCAGAGCGTAGAACCAGAGCAGCGCGTCGAACAGAACACGCTGCATCGGTTCAGGACGCGGTATCAGACCGTCGGGCAGCCTTTCTCGCTGTGGCCTGGGCCTCAAAAGCGGATCGAGGCGGATGAGTACACGATCCCGCCCCCGGTTGACCTAACCGAGTTCAGGAATAGTCCACCTGCTGTAGCCCAAGCGGGGCAGCCGTTCTTCATCTGGCCTCGCATCCTCGCCAAGGTAGAGGCCGAGGAATACACCGTTCCCGGTCCTAGCCTGTGGCCGATCACGCGGGTTACAACCACCATCACCCAGCCCGGGCAGCCGTGGTGGGCCTGGCCGAGTGCCAAAGCAGATCAGACCCTAGAGCCTGATGCGCAGCGGGTCGATCACCTGCTACTTCATCGGTACCGGGTCGGGTATCAAACGGTCGTTCAGTCGTGGCAATACTGGATCAAGCCTCACCCGCAAAGGGAAGCCGAGGAATACACCGTTCCTGGGCCGGCGAGTCTGTACCCGTTCCGACAGATCACGGTCGCGCCTCCTGTCGGGCAGCCGTGGTACATGTGGCCGGCAGCGGTCGCGGATCAGAGCGTCGAGCCGAATCCGGTTGTCACGGATCACGCGGGGGCTCTTTATCCGTTCCGGCCGCATGATGCGATCACGCCGCCTGTTCCTGAGGCAGTTACTGGCGCCCCAGGGAGGTATCGGTACGTTATCTATATCAACGGCCGCAGACATATCGGCTTCGAGGATGAGATCCGGGCGCTCATCGCCTCGATGGCTGAAAAGGACGCCGATGCCGTCATCGAAGGCAAAAAGGCCCCCAAACGCCGGATTGTCGTCCAGCCTGGGAAGCCGTTCGAGCACGAAAAGCCTGATTTCGTGGCGATGCAGATCGACTTCCGAAAGGTCTACCAAGAAAAGTTAGCGCTCGCTATACTAGAGAACGATGACGACGAAGACTGGCTGCTGCTCCTATGAGTCCTGAAGAGGAAATCATCCGCTCCAACGAGGCCGAACGGCTCATGAACGAGCCGATGGTCAAAGAGGCGCTCGAAAAGATCGAGGCGGGGCTTCTGGACTCGATGAAACGGTGCCCACTAGGCGATATCGAGACACAACATAGGTTAGTGCTCACTTTGCAGTTGCTTGGTAACTTCAAAGGCCATTTTCAAGAGGCGATGACGACCGGGAAACTGGCTCGCCAGCAGATCACCAATCTTCAAAGCGACCCCCTTACGCAAAAGGCCGGCCGCAAACTTAGGAGCATCTTCTGATGGCTCAAATCAACGACGACGCGCAGGTTCAAAGCGATCAAGAAATCGAGAATGCGCTCTTCGAGAAGTTGACCCCGAAGACCGAAACGGTTGAAAAGGAAGAACCCGAGGTAGAAGGACAACCCGAGACAGAGGATGAGGCAGCCGATGGCCAAGCCGAACCCGAAGTCGAAGACCCTGATACCGAGGAATTCGAGTTCCAAGGGAAGACCTACAAGGCCCCGAAAGAACTCAAGGAAGCGGTGCTACGTCAAAAGGACTACACCGAAAAGACCATGTCTCTTGCCGAAGAGCGAAAGCTCGTTCAGCACGAACGTGAAACGCTCAAGATGCAATCGGAGTTCCAGAGCAAGTATTCCGAACACATGGGCAAGCTCACAGGCATGGAAAGCCAGCTAAAGCAGTACGAGGGTGTCGACTGGGAGGCCCTGCTCAGAGCCGACCGGGATCAATACTACCTCCATCGCGACAAGCGGCAGGATCTACTGAACGCCTACCAAAGTCAACACGGACACCTGCAGAATCTGACCGCTGAGTTCCAGCGTGAGATGACGGCTCAGAGGGAGAAAAAGCTCCAGGCCGGCAAACAGATGCTGCGGCACGAGTTCAAAGACGAACCGGCCGATCTTGGGGACCGGATGCTGAAGGTGGGCGAGAGTTACGGCTTCACCCGTCAAGAGTTGGACATGCTGGACGATCCCCGCCAGGCGCGGGTGTTGCGCGACGCTATGAAGTGGCGCGAACTCCAGACGGCCAAGCCGCAGGTACACAAGCGAGCCGATCAGGCAAAGCCGGTCAAAGTGACTACTGCCCGCTCGACTCAATCCACCCAATCAGCGGCCCAAGTAGACAATCTCCGAGCAACGGTCAAGAAAACCGGCAGCGACAAAGCTGCGGAAGACCTGTTTACGAAGCTGCTATCTCGTAAGAGGTAATCATGGCTCAAGTATCTGGTACCACCGACACCATTGACCTTGTCGGTGTGGCCGAAGACGTTGAAGACGCAATCTTCAACATCAGTCCCACGGAGACTCCGTTTCTGACGATGGCGAAGCGCAAAGACGCCTCGAACATCACTCATCAGTGGCAAACCGACGCATTAGCCGCTGCGGCCGCGAACCGCACGATTGAAGGCGACGACGCTACATTCGTGACCGCGACCCCGACGGTGATGCTGCAAAACCGCTTGCAGATCGCTCGCAAGACGCTGATCGTGTCCGACACCGCGGATGTGGTACGGAAGTACGGCCGAGCCCGTGAAACGGCCCGCCTGCTGGTGAAGTACGGCAAGGAACTGAAGCGCGACATGGAATTCGCCCTGGTCACAAACCAGGCAAGTTCCATTGGCGGCTCTTCGACTGCCCGTTCATCGGCGGGGATGGAATCGATGATCGCCGGGAATCGGATCATCGCCTCTGGCAACACGACCGGGACGACACCCGGTTACGGTGGCGCGGACTGGACTACTCCAACGGATGGAACTGCGACCGTCACAGTGACGGAGGCGCTGCTGAAATCCGGGATTCAGGCCGCATGGGATGACGGTGGCGATCCCTCCGTCATCATGATCCCGTATGCCCAGAAGGGACAGATCGCCACGTTCACGGGTGCGGCGAAGTACGCAGGCGCCTACACCAACAACGGGCGGGCACAAGCCGCCCTGATTGGTGCGGTGGATGTGTACATCTCGGACGCTGGGGACCACAAGTTGATGCTCAATCGGTACGTGCGTACGCGGACCATTCTCGGGATCGACCCCGAGTATTGGTCGGTCGCATTCCTCCGAGGCATTCGTTCCGTCCCGCTGGCGAAGACCGGCGACGCCACAAAGAGCATGCTGCTTGCCGAGTTCTGCCTGGTTGGCGACAACCCGGACAGTTCGTTCAAGCTTCAGGATATGGCCTGATCTTTGGCCCTTCGGGGCCTTTTCTCATGGACCTGATCGACAAACGATTCACCAAAGGTGGAATGCTGGAAAAGGCATCCATCGAGGATGGAAATCTTCACCTTCAGACGTTTCAGGACATTGAGCCGAACGTCGAAATGGTGAAGGCCATGAGAAAAGACTCCGACTACACCGCGCGAGGAATCAAACGAGAGTTCGCGCATTCCCTCCATATCTCAGAGGTTCACGTTGTCGCCCTCCTCAATGCAGGGGTGAACGTCTACACAGCGCCAACGAAGGACATCGTGGCGGGGCTTGTGAGACTTGATCTGCTAGAAGCGTGTCGGGTGACAGATAAGAAACTCTGGAGAGGCTGAGTGAGCCTCAAAACAGCCTACGCGCTGTCGCAGGAAGATCCCGACGCAGCGGCGAAGATCGCCAACGACATCCTGCGTGACGACACGGAGAACGCGGGTGCCCTGTACCTCCTAGGGACCGTCCACGCCAAAGCAGAACGGTTCGGAAACGCCCTGCCGATCTTCGAGAAGGTGGTCCGGTTAGTCCCTCGCAGACACGAAGCGTGGAACTACCTTGGGATGTGCCAGCAGGAGTGTCATGAGTTCGATAAGTCGAACCAGGCTTTTCGCAAGGCCATCGATTGGGCAGATAAGGCCAAATCACCACCCGAGACGACAGCGAACTATCTAGCTAACCTGGCTAGTTCGTACTCTGGACAGGGGAACTACTCAGAGGCCATCCGGTGGTGCAAAAGGGCTCTTGAGAAGGATCCAGAACACTCTGGAGCATTGACTACCCTAGGCTTCGCTCAGATCGCTACGGGTGACTGGCAAAACGGCTGGAAGGGATATGAAAACTGCCTCGGAGGCCGATTCAGAAAGATCGTCCAGCTAGGAGACGAGCCCAAGTGGGATGGCTCCTATGTCGAGAACCTGTTCGTGTACGGAGAGCAGGGCCTCGGTGACGAACTGATGTACGCATCGTGTCTGGAAGATATCAAAGCCGGGCACATCACGCTGGAATGTGATCCGAGGTTAGAGGGGTTGTTCAAACGCTCATTTCCACATATCGAAGTCCATGGAACACGCAGAAAAGACCCCTACTGGGCCGAAGGCAAGACTTTCGACGCTGGATGTGCTATCGGCAGCCTGCCGGCTCTGTTCAGACCCACTCGTGAATCCTGCCCTAAAAAGCCGTATCTCATCGCTGATGCAGAGCGGCGACTACAGTGGCGTGCGTTGTTTGATTCTTGGGGCAAACCAGTCATCGGGATCGGATGGACCGGAGGCCGAGCAGCAACCCAGGCCAAAGCACGAAAGGTCGGTCTAGAAGCGTTTCGTCCGATCATCGAAAGCGTTGACGCAGTTTTCGTCAGCGTCCAATACATCGACCCTCGGGAAGAAATCGACACCACTGGACTTCCGGTAAGGCATCTCCCTCGCGCGGTGCAAAGTCCGGACTACGACGACACGGCTGCTTTCGTTGCGGAGCTTGACTATCTGATTGCTCCACCGACGACAATCCATCACATGGCGGGAGCGATGGGCAAAAGCAGCTTGATCCTTGTCCCAAGTCAACCCATGTGGGACTGCGCCTACTCAGAATCGTGGCCGTGGTACCAGGAACAGAAATTCTTCCGACAGAAGAAAGATGAGACCTGGGCCGATTGTCTAAGGAGATTGAATGAACTTCGTATTCATTGGCTACGACCCGAGGCAGCCTCTCGCGTACAACGTGCTTCAGCACTCGATTGTGAGACATGCTAGCGAGCCAGTAGCCATCTGCCCGCTGATCCTCAAGCAGCTTCCGATCAAACGCAAAGGCTTGACGGAGTTCACATACTCTCGCTTCTTGGTCCCGTACATCTGCGGGTTCAAAGGCAGGGCTTTGTTCCTCGATGCCGATATGGTCGTTACTGGAGACGTGTCGGAACTCTTCAACAGCGAGGAGATGAGCGCTGTATCAGTCATGCAGGAACAGCCGAAATTCGAGTGGGCCAGCATGATGATGTTCAACTGCTCTGCTTGTTCCAGACTGACTCCTGAGTTCATCGACAATGAAGAAAATCAGCTATTCGACCTTAAGTGGGCTCCATATGTCGGGAAGTTAGACCCATCGTGGAATCACTGCGTTGGCTATCAAGAACCGAAGGACGCGAAGCTGTATCACTACACCCAAGGTCTCCCGTGTTTCCCTGAGACTCAGGGGCTCCCAGAAGATGCGGTGTGGAACCGCGAATCCGACCTGATGAACTCCACCGTGTCGTGGAAGGAATTGATGGGTAGATCGGTTCACCGGGAGCCTGTGTTGAGAAGGTTACTTTCCAAGTACCAATGATCGGTGTGACATGGATGTGGACCCATCCAAAGCTGGCTTCGGCCCGCTTGCGGAACAACATCCCTTCCCAGGTTCTGAAACTGCGCGGCGTTGTGAAAGACGGCACCGATCTAATCATCGCGTCTAAGCACAACTGGGACGTTTCGACCGTCCGAAAGCGCTTCAAGCGTATGATCTTCGATGTCTGCGACGATCACTTCTCAGACTCAAGAAGGGAGCACTATCTCCATGCCTGTGAGGTCGCAGACCAGATCACTTGCAACTCCGAGGTAATGCGTGAAATCATCGAGCGCGAGACCCACCGTCGAGCAACTGTCATCGACGATCCGTACGAGGATGCAGAGCTTGCGCCGGACGGAACTGGCTCTGGCGTCCTGTGGTTTGGACACTCCCTCAATCTCCCGGACCTTGAACGAGTTGCTCCCTCTATACGTCACCCTCTTACGGTTGTCGCCAGCCACAACTACACACCGGAGCACCTAGATGCCTGTCTCAAAGCGTGCCGCGTTGTCATCTTGCCTACGGGCAAATCGCAAGCAAAGAGCGCGAACCGTGCAGTTAGGTCAATCAGATACGGCAAGTATCCAATATGCGGACACCTACCCGCGTACGGTGAACTCGGATTGGGAAACGACGATTTGGGACTCGCACTTGACCGGGCCTATGAGAGTACCGACTCGGATTTGGTGGCGCGTGTAAGAGCACTTCAAGACTTGGTGAGAGTGCGGTTCTCGCCTGACCTGGTATCGGATGCTTGGGAGAAAGTAATTTGCGGCTCAATCTCGGGTGCGGGACGCGAAAGCTTGAAGGCTTTACTAACTGCGACCTGACCGATGCCGATGTGATCTGCGATGTATTCCAGAGACTCCCGTTCGGCAACGAGACAGCAGACGAGATTCACGCTTACCACGTCTTCGAGCACTGCTACCGATACGACTGCGAGGCGATCCTCAAAGACTGGGTGCGAGTCCTTAAGTACGGCGGGAAACTTGTCTTAGAACTCCCGTGCCTCGACAGCATCATCCAGATATTCAACTGGCATATTGAGCGAGAGAAGCCAATCCCGGTGAACCTGACGATGTGGGGCTTGTTCGGCGATCCATCGTGGAAACGGCCGGAGATGACGCATCATTGGTGCTATTCCCAAGCCGAACTTGGTGACTTGATGACGAAAGCTGGCTTGGTGGTCACGTTCCACAAAGCACAGACCCATCAACCGATCAGAGACATGCGGGGCGAGGGCATCAAGTGAACAACTCGGTTCTAACCTTCGCCAAAAAACATAGGGGGAAGATCAGTGGAAACGTCCTCGAAGTTGGAAGCCAGATTGTTAATGGCACTGTGCGTGACGTTCTCGCTATCAGCGTTGGGTGCGATATGGTGGACGGTCCCGGAGTGGACCAAGTTGTCGATTCTTCTGGCCTGCTGGTTCAGTTTGGGCCTGACTCTTGGGACTGCGTTGTTTCTTGTGACGCACTGGAACACATGGCGGCATGGAAAGACGCCATAGAGAACATGTGGGGCGTCCTGAAGCCAGAAGGGCTCCTGTTCCTGACCCTGGCCAACCCAAGGAAGGGCTATCACGGCTACCCTTCGGATTACTGGAGGTGGCCCATGGAGCGGTTCAAGCTGCTTTTCGGGCAGAACGAGATACTGGACACTTTCTTTGAGGGCCCATCAATGGGAGTGCTTGTTAGGAAGGGCTCACATCCGTTAGACTTGAGCATCAAGCCA